TCTAGCGGTTCTTTTATTTTTTCTTGTTTTTCTTGTTCTTCCTCTATTTGGTCTTGTATATCGGATGACTGTGTATTGTCCACATTTGAAGACTGTTCTCGTTCCTCTTCTAGCTTTTTTTTCAATAGTTCCTCGAGCATCATTAATTTCTCTTCAACGATCTTCAAACGTTTATTAGTCTGAAGCTTAAAACCGCTTAGTTCGGCTTTCAAACTCTCAATTGCTGTTGTATCGATGGGTATATGTTCTTTATTTTGATGAATCTTCTTCCATTCCTCGAATTCGATGATTTTTTGTTCTAAATCACCTACTTTCTTAATGAACTCATGTTCAAAAGTACTAAATCTTTCAGGTAAATCATTTAGATAATTCATTAACAGTTGCTCATCTATTAGTTTTTTTACTTTTTCAGGAAACTCTTTAGGATCGAATACTTCTATTTGTTCTTCGATTGTTCGAATTTTCTCGAATAGCACACTTATATTTTCTTCGAGCTCTTTTCTGATTTTGCTAAAAGTATCAACTTTGAGTTTTAAATCTTCTAAAACAGCTTTCATTTTTGCTTCTAAATCATCAGGAATAGCATTCTTATTCTCATCTTCATCTAAATCGATATCTAAAGTCGTTTCAATCACTTCTTTTCCTATATCAATAGCTGTCTCCATTACTTCTTTAGCTGTATCTACAGCAATCTCAAGAAGTTCGGGTTTGCTATCATTATCTTCGCCATCATCGATATAATCGAGAACATTGTTAATTTTATGCCCTAAGCTTTGTAACCAACGAACAACTTCGGGGACAGTAGTTCTTAAAAGACCTCTTTTTACTACATCGACTTTGAGATGTTTCCTAAGTTCTTCGGGTACTGCCGTATCTTTTGATACTTGTATCTCAAAAACTTTCTTTTTACTCATAATTATCACTTCTATAAAAAAATATGAAAAAAAGTATAAAAGAACTTTAGATTCTTCCGATCACTAAAACTGAGATTGTCGATGTTGAGCTAGCATCTGAACTTGTAATAGTAACTACTTTTGTTGAACTATTGAAAGACCAAGCTAAACCTTCGGCTGTAGCACTAGTACCTTTTTGCGTGAGCAAACAAAGATGAACGGTTCGAAAAGGCACGGTTATAGTAGCTGAACCGGAGACAAGTGTAACTTCATAAGCTTTCATGTTCGGGTGTGGAAAGATCTTCAATTGTGTCATTTTTAATCACCCGTGAAAGCTTATGTTCCGCCTACGATTGTCGCATGGAACTTTCCACCTGAAGCATCTGCAAAGACTTCATAGACCTTTAACATGAATTTATCAGCATCATCGGTTTTGGCTAATGGTTCATAAGTTACATCCTGTAGAACTCTCATTTCGAGAACGTTCATATCTAGCACAGCTAGACAGCGTTGTCCTGAAGTGGTTGGTAACATCTTAGAAGGCACAACAGGAATACCGTCAATTGTGTATGAAGTCATTCCCCAAGCTATTTCGGTTTGATTCACATGTCTCTCAAAATCAGCTATTTGGCTCTTGAGGTCATAGTATGTTGCGAGATCGCAGACAATTAAATTTGGTTGTCCATTGCTTGAAACTGCTGTTTCAATAGCATCTCTTACATCTGTTAGCTGAATGCTTGCGGACCCAGCTAAATCGTTTTCATTAGATCCTGAATTGTAAGACCTAACGATGCTGAAGATACCTTCATAACCTTGTGCATATTGTGTTAGCGGATCACCGGGGGAGCTAGCTGTAGTTCCAACTAATGCAGTTTTCTCTTCTAGCCTTCGTAGAGCTATACCTTTTAGGCGTATAGCTTCTTGGAGAGCATTAACGTAAGTTCTACCCGCAGCTCGCATTTGTCCAGTTACTTTCCCGATGGCATATCCATACTTGATATTGTATGTCTTTCTAGCGAATGTGTCATCCTGTTCGGTCAATGTAGCACTTTCGGCTAACCATTGAGCGCTAGCGATGTCCGAAATCTGTTGAATATTAACGGTTAGACCTACCGCTGTAGAACGCCTAAGCAACGCAACAAATGGGGTTTCTTGTCGAGTAAGATCTATTAATCCAGGGTCTAAGTATGTCGGGATAAGATATTGACCTACAGTTGTTGTAAATGCTTTTTGGAATCTATCATTCCAAAGTTTTGATAAATCTACGAATCTCTCAAGTGATTTTCTAAAATTCGGCCCAGTCCAGCCCGCATAAACTTGTCCAGGACCAGCACCAAACCAGTTGAATTTAGCTAATTCGTGAGCTGCTTCATCTGAAATGTTTATTTTACTCATTACTGCTTCCGCTGACATCTTAATCACTTCCTCGCTTCCACACATCCAAATTTGAAGGAGCTACTCCGTAAAGCTTAGCTAAAGCTGTTGAAACAGGATCAGCTTCTTTTGCGATAGTTTCTTTATTCTCTTCGTTTGTTTTAGCTTCTTCGATAGTGTGCTGAACAGCTTTGCGAAGGGGTTCTTGTTCTAATTGTTCCTTGATTAGCGCAATGATTTCCTCTTTAGTCAAAGTTGCTTCTGTAGCTATCTTTTCGACCTTTTCGGTCTTTTGCTCTTCCTCTTTCTTTTCCTGAACTTCAAACTTCTTTTTCAGTTCATTGAACTCCTCACGGATAGTTTGAAGTTCTTTTTTCAATTCTTCAACCCATTCGGGTGTTTTCGTTTCTTCTGTCATTTCTACACCTTTTTCACCTTTTTCTATCTCTTCAAAATCAATTCCCTCAAGTGCTTTAGCAACAACTTGAAAGAACGTGTTAGAGTTAGCGGGGATATCTACGATGCTAATCTCATAAAGGTCTATGTCTTCGATTTTTCTAACAGTTTTTCCGCCCATCTTCGAGAGACTAGCTTTTTTGATTTTACCCATTACACTGAATGATCTTAAAACTCCATTTTCTATTAAGGCCCATATATCTGCATTACGCTGATTTTTGATTACCTCTGCTTTGACATATAACCCATCCTCGTTATAGCGAGCTTCAAGAACTCTTCCAATTGGCTCCTTATGCATATATCGAAGGATAGGATTAGCTAAGTATTCATCTAAAGCTTTTCTTACGGCATCACGTAGGATGATATCGTTCTCTCGATCCAAATGTTCCGTTGTTGCTATGCCCTCAATCAGCCAATTATCATTTGTTGATTCGGCTGATTTCATTAAGGGAAACTGATATTGAAAACTAAATTTATTCATAGCACTTAAACTTTTGGAAAAAATTTATAAATGAAAGAAAGTTTCCACGTGGAAACTTTAGTCAAATAATCGATTAAGTAATGTCTCAATCACAAAGTTTATATATATTCGTGTGCAATTATTATATGGTGAGCAAAATGGTGAAAAAAGAGATACACATTCGAAGAGAAGGAGAAAAAATAATTGTGTCAGGAGACACATATCCAATAAAAGAGATCTTAAAGCTCTATAAACTTAGATGGGATCCAAAAAGAAGAGTATGGTATAAAGATGAAATGTCGGAAGAGAGATTATTAGAAATGATAGATATTCTTACAGTTGAAACTGTGATTTTCTACAAAGATAAAATGTATTGTACAGGATTAAGCAAGTCAGAATGGTACTATGCTTCAGGTAAAGCCGCAGAAGAGGAAAGATATATAGAAGAACTATTGGGGTATTGAAAAATGGCATTAGTAGATGAATACGAATTAGAGAAATTTGTTAAGAGAGCTGTTAAAGAAGATTTATTAGAGTTAATCGAGTTTGCATCAAAAAAAGAGCGAGACCCTCGCAAATACCAAGTAATTGAAGAATTATCAGTTCTCAAGTCGTGGTATGAACTAGGATTTATCAAGAAAACATTTTTCAGTATTCTCACAAAACTGTTTAAGAAATGTGAAATATGCGGATTAGATACATTTATACCTGCTTCGACCGTTTTCTTCGATTATTTCAGTGATGAGCTAAAGATAGTTATTTGTCCTCGATGTGCTAGAACTAAAAAGAAAAAAGAAGAATATCTAAAAGCTGTTTTTCAAGATTTTTAATTCAAGTTTTTACTATTTTTACTATTTTTTGTATCGTAGTATGAGATAATCCTGTTTTTTCAGCTATTTCTCTACTACTTGTATTGTTTAAATCTTCAAAGAATTCAGCTATGCTTTTATTAAACATTAGCTCGATCTGACCTATAGCTGCGGAATAACTCATCTCGGAAGGCTTAGGACGTGTAAAACCACTTTTAGTTGTAGATAAATACTCAGGGAGAGGCTTAGTTTGAGTAGGTTTGACTATACACCTACAGCGAGGATGAAGCGGAGGGCGATATCTCAAATCTGTAAATTTATAGAATTTCCCATGATGTTTTTTACAGATTTTACACACACGTTCATCTTGCATTGTATAGAAATACCAACCAACATACCCATAATCTTGTAGCTTATTTATTCGAGCTATATTGAATGATGTATAAACTGTTGTTTGAGCTGTAAGTTCGGCACTATTGCGCATAGATTTGAGTAGATTTGTACGTAGAAAAGTAATCACATTCTTGAAGCTGAATCCTTTTGAAACTCTTTCATGAACTTGGAATTTTATCGTTTCTTTGATTTTTGTTAGCATAGTTTTAGCTATTATGGCTCCAAATCGGGAGATATAACGTAAATTCTCAGCTAGACCCTTTTCTAGCGGTTCAATATCAAGCTCTTCATCAACAGTTTTGAGACCTAATTGATATGAAGCTACAACATATTTTTGTATAATGTCTATTAGCACCTCTTCATCAAATAGATTAGCGAAATGTTCAGCTACTTGCTCAGCATCATAACCATTGAAAACCGAAGGGTCTATTTTAGTTATGTGTGTGAGAATAGTAGCGAAATAAAGCTTGATTTCTTTCTCTAATTGCTTTTCGAATTTCTCAGCTCTTTTTTTTAATTCTTGTGCTCGTTTTTCATAAGCATCTAATTCTTCATCACTTAATCTTTTTTTTTCAAAATCTCCTAAAAGATCTTTAGAGGTATCTTCTCCATCTTCTTCATCTTCTTGTTCTTCATCTTCCGATTCCTGTTCATCTGAACTTTCTTCATTATCATTTTCTCTAAGCATTTCGGATAAGCTTGATAAATCTAAATCAGTGAAAGGATTTTGAGGGTTTTTCTTTTGTTCGAGCTGTTCAAGAGAATAAATCCCTTGTTGTAATAAAAGAGCGGGTACATCTCCCCAGGGGACAGGTTCTAATCCTTGTTGAGCTCGCCATTCATTAATAGACAATTGTCCAGTTGTGAATTTTGATTGGTCTATCTGTTGTATCATTGTTTGTTCTTCAATATCGGGCTCATAAACAAACTCGAAAACGATTCGATCTTGGTCATCAAATTCGGGAATAATCTCACGATTGATAGCATCTTGTATTAAATCAAGTAGGGGTTTGATACTCTTTCTTTTGAAAACTAAAGATTGCTGTTGAGCTGTGGCCTTATTTACCGCATCTGTAACACCTAATTCATGAGGAGTTACATGGAAAGCACTCATAACCACTCTCGCAAACCAATCTAACCCATCGAGGAAGAATATATCTTTTTGGCTAGGGTTAAATGGAATAAATTCAACGTTAGCATGGCGGACTATGGGGAATTTGTAAGGTTTCCCTTGAATCTCGTTTTTCCAATAAGCTACAAAAGCTTGATATTCATCTTCACTCATTTCAGCAGCAAGCAAACCTTGAGGGATAGCTCCACGTTTGTAAAAGTTCATAGTCTGATCTACACTAGTGATCATAGCATCTAAAATATTCAAAACCGTTTGAACGGGGCTAATACCATAAAAATCATAAGAACTTGGATTTTTCTCTAAAAAGATAATCTCTCTATCTATAAAAAATGTTGGTTCTCGCTGAGCATAATTATATTGCCAATAACCCCATAAGCGACCATTTTCATCGATATGTTTCAAAAATAAATAGCTATCGAAAGTTTGTAATTCTCTTAAAGATCCTATAGGGGTAGTAGGATCTAATATTATTTGATTTGTCCCTTCTAGCCATATGTAAGCGGTTCTAACAAAATTCTTTACTGTAACAGAAGCATCTATCTCTAAAATATCCCTAACGAAATTAATCTTTGTATCTCATAACTATCTTTATCTTTCTCATCTTTAGCTCTAACTACCCATTTAGCACTACAAACTTCATCCTGTATGGTCGTTATGCAACGCTGTACCCAAACAGATTTTGATAATCTACGGATGCGATCTATATCTATCTCTCGCATGCGCCCATATGGATATTTTAACCACCCTTGTTTTAGTAAGGCCTTACGAGAGATTTGGCTGTCTTCAGGATCCAGATATTGCAATGCTTGAAGAACTTTATCCGATTCGAAAGGACTAATATAATTATTGAGTTGAGGGGTTTTTTTACGTTTGAAAAAATCTAATAAACCCATTTTTATCACTTTATGAAATTAAACATAGCGAGTAATCGATCCACTCCAATGACTGCGGCTATTGTAGCTAATGCTACCGCTAGCAGTTTAACCAAACGTGAGATTAACCTCATGCTTTCATTTTTGAAATCCAACACTTGTTCTTTGACTAATTCTAATGTCATTTCGAAGCTCGTTGTTCTTTCATCTAATACTCTCAATCCTGTTTTTATTTCAGTCAATGTATTAGCATATTGTCCAAGTTGTTCAAAAATTAACTGATTAGTAGAAAGGATATGAGCAATAAGAGCTTTACCCTGTAATGTAGCTCCTTCATATTCATCTTTCTCGATTTTCTTACTTGCTTCTTTAGCTGCTGTGAGCTGTCTTTTACGTAAGTCGAGAATCTGCTCTATCTTCTTTTCCCATTCAGCTTTTTGAGCTTCAAAAGTTTTTAGGGTAAAGACTACTTGGTCATTTATTTGCTTGATTTCATCGTGCATATTAACAGTAGCGCCTAATATAGCATTTATAGCTTCGCTCATTTTCTCGAATTTTTTCATTTGCTTATCTATACGCTTATCAGCTTTAGAACTCTTATCTACTTTAGTCATGCTCGCTACACTCGCTATTATTTATATATAAAACTATATAATAATTAATGATGACAGATGATAGAAAGAAATAATGATATAAAAAACAAAGTTGAGAAAAACGAAAAAGCTGAGAAAAATAAAAAGAAAGAAAAAACTGAAAGAATAAGAGTGAGAGGCAGTCCGAGAACAAGAGTACTAGTTGCAGGGGAATTAAAATGCCCAAAGTGTAAGCACGCTATGGAAGTAAATCAAATTATTTTTATGCAGACTAAAGGCAAGATCTTAGCTAAAATGATTTTACGATGTAAAATCGGGTGTAAGAACAACCTCAAAGAAGAATTGTATTACTTGACTACGGCTGAAGATATCGACAAACTAAAGAAGAAGATAAAAAAGAGTTTTGAAGAGATAACAAAACAAAAAGAAAAAAAAGAAGTAAAATTAGAAAAAATAGAAGTTAAATCTAAAGCTTAACGTAGAAACGCCTATTGGCATTTCTCAAATCAACCAATGTTGTTACTCTTTTTTTATGTTTTAAAGTGCGTAAGCAGTAATGTAGGGAGATGTCGGTAAAATCATATTTCAAGCGTAGAAAAGTAGCTATCTGTTCTCTACGCAAAGGCCCATGTTTATCAAGTAAAGCAAGGATCTCATTCATTAGTTCATGACCTTTTATAAGCTTCTTTTTTGTAAATAACATTATTTTATAGCCCCCCATGAACTAAATAAAGAACAAATGGGAAAGACAATAGAAATCCAAGAAAACAACAAAAAGTAAGGATTTTACAAACATCCCAAAGGTCTTTAGCTGTAGCTTTGACAACTATAGAAGTAATTATAGCAATCAAAAGAGCAACATCAAGCACACACAGCATTATGAAAAAATAAAAAACAAGAAAATAAAAGTTTAAATCGGCTATCATAGTTCATCACCCGAATAGTCATCCCAATCGTCGTCTATTCTTGGAGCCAAAAAATATTTTATTGTGCCTAGGCAAGCTTTAAGGATCAAAGGTTTATCATACGAATAAGATATATTTATTTTCATGTCAGGAATAGAATTTGTGATAGATTTAAGATATTCTAAACTATAAGAGCTTATAAACTCTTTTTTAGGTCTTTTGACTAAGTCTATTTTCATCGTAGATTTAAATGCAATGTCCCGTATTTTCCGTTTAGATTTTGCAAAAAGTTCAAGAGTATTCTTTATAACTTTGAAATCAAAACCGGTAGCATCTACTAAGTCAGCGAAACGCATAGTATCATAGAAACGTTTTGTATCAATATCAAATGAATAAAGCTCTTGAGATTCATCCCATGATTCTGTAATTTGTTTTAAATGTGATTCAAGTATATCGACATCAGTTTTAGCCACACCAACGTTATACTCGATAGTTTGCTCATTTTTAGAAAAACACAAATGGATGGCATATACTCCTTCATTTTGCTTAATTTCTAACAATGTATCCCAAAAACGAGCAATCCCTAAAAAGCGTTTTAATGCACTAAGGTCCAAATCGATTCTTTCTATCTTCTTAAATATTTGTACCTCAGCCAAAGGATAAGTTAGTTTCATATAAATCATAGAAACTTTTGTTTGGTCATATGCAGCTAATGAAACGCTTCGATCATCAAAGAATAATGCAAATTCTTCAAACACAGGGAAGTGTCTGAAAAGCTTAAAGAAAAAACAAGCTGATTTGCGAGATAAGAATTTAATTCTTGCTATTGTTTCGGTCATTTTTTCTCACCTTCTTCAAATGTCAAAAATTCAAGATCTTTTTTACAACGTTGGAAATAGCGGCAATTTTTACACTGCCAAAGATGATTTTTTATTAAAGCTTCAGCGGGGGGCAAGGTTTTACTTACGAGGTAAGAATCTAACTTAGCAAAGCGGTCTAAGCTTCGTTCAAACAATTCATCATTAGAATTAATGAAAAAAGTCTTTGTTCTCAATGAATTCCTTTCAACGTACCAAATGCGCCCTTTCCACATCTGAGCAGCAATCAAGTAAATATTTAGCTGCTCAATATGGTGTTGATAAGGCTCTTTAGGCAAGTATTTAACGGTTTTAATTTCTATAGTTTCCTCATGTTCATCTCTAATCACTGCATCTGAACGACCGATTAGCGATAATACATTACCTTGTTCTGTTTTGAACTCAAAGAATGTCTCGTCTTCATAGCGTACTAATATTCTTTGTTTGCGTAAAACATCTAAGGCCCAATTGTGCATAACATTGCCGATTTCAAAAAAGCGTAACTGTTCAAGGGTTGGAGGCAAAGGATCGATATAATCCCAGTATACCGCTCGAAGACAACGGTACACATCCGAAGCATAGTATACCCCTATTTGCCGCTCTCCTCTCTCTTTTTTTTCTATCTCATAATTACTCATGAGATAATCATCGACACATATATCCAAATCTATGGTCATGTGCTCACCACATAAAGATATATTGATTTCAAAATATAAATGTTCTCACATGAAAATATATAAACTTCATGTAAGAGTTTCCACGTGGAAACAAACTAAAAATAGTTAGTCTTTTTGGGCTCTCGGATCGAACTGTTCAAAGACTTTCTACAGTTCGGCATAGAGTATTATCGGCTTCATAAGCTCGATCTTCATCGAGCCCTCTCTTGCCGGGATGTATAAAATAAAGAAACAATATTTAAAAAGGTTACTCTTTGGAACTCAAAAAAATAAGGTGAAAAAAATGAAAGTCTCAATGCTTGAGATCCATCGCTTAAGCGAACCCAAAAGGGTAATTAACAATAAGATAAAAGATATATAAAAATTATGCTTTGAGTTTTAAGTCCTCTTGTAGGGAGAAGAATATAAATAGTTCTGAAGACACCTATATTAATATTTATGCATAATAGCAATCCACTTGAACATATGATACATCAAAAGCGCTAACGGTATTTGTTGATACTCCGAAGACAACACCCACCTTCCTATACGATGAGCAATTGATAGCCGAAAATGTAAAAGTTTTCACTCCAGTAGTAGTATAATGCTCTATTGCGTCATTCTCATAGAGAGTAGTATGAGATGTAGTTACTCCAATAAGCCTAACCCAATACATGTAATTGTTCCCATCCGCATCAGCTATACAAATTTTTATGCCTTTTATATAAAGAGATTTTCCGCCCCTGGAAGTAGGCAACGGTAAAGCAAAAGCCCAATGAGCACTACCTGTTTGTTTATTGGTGATTTTAATCGAATATGTTCCTGCGGTACCGGTATTATCTCCTATAAAGACACAGTTGTACCATGTGCTATTAGCACTGCCAAACATGAGGAAAGCTTCTATTGTGGATACATCAGAAGCTTTAGCTGCGCCTATATCTGTTCTAATTTCCGTTGATGTCCGATATCTAACTTCACTGTTAGTTGTACTACCGACTAAAATTTTACTTGGTGTTGCGGTCTCATGATTATAACTTGTAACCCAAAGTTGCTTACATGCTACACCAAGATAATCTGTATCATCGGAATTTCTTACATGGAGCCAAGAGCTGTTTTTACTCATTAGTCGGGCATTAGAACCTATACGAACATAAGCGTTAACATCCCCCGCACCCACGATTAACTTGTAAATATATGCTAACGCCCAATATAATGCTGATGAACCAAGATCACGGGTATTATTTGCATCTGGAAGTAAATCCCCTGATACACTCCGGGAACCATTAGCTAACAAATATTGTGGGTGGTCATCATCAGACAGCCCTGTTAAAGTGCCGTGATCATGATTATGGCTATCTGCAGCCGCTCCAATGTCTGACAGGACTTCAGCACCAGAACGATATTTGACCTTATTACTATCACCACTATCCAAACAAAGGAACTTATCCGTGTCAATAGTTGCTTGAGGGAGAGCACTTAATTTTAAGCTTTTGAAAGTAGGAGATGATAAAGTACCTAAGCTTTGGTCGATTTGATCGATATAAGTTTTATTGCTATGTGTATGTCTAGCGGAGGTATTAGCTGCGACATCAGTATTATTACTTACTTCAGTGTCAAAATCGGTTATCTCTGTAGCTGAAACATTATGAGGATTACCGCTTGTAGTGTTGCGATGAGAGGTATTAGCTGCGACATCAGTATTATTACTTACTTCAGTATCGAAGTCGGTCACATCAGCAGCTATATGATTATGAGAAGCTTCAGCTAATCCAGCTTCGGCAGCAGTTTGATTGATCCATTCTCCTGAAGCTGAATCATAAGCTAAAACTTCGTTATCGGCAGGCGTAGAAACTGTTACATCTTGTAAATCATCTAAGTTCCCGTTTCCTACAGTAGCTTGTAAGCTATTTACTGCTTGTATAATTTCATTTATTTTAGCTTTTTTCTTGCCATCGCTTGTTGAACTCTCAGGTTCGAACCAGCCTTGAATCTCACTAATAGTCATGTCTTGACACCAATAAAAGCTAATTCTTGGGAGGGATTAGGTAGATAAATAGTTACGATTATTCGTAAATCTATTGAGAACAAACCAAAATCGAAAAATGTCAAATTATATGTGCTATTTTTAGCATAAACGAGATTAGCATTATCAAAGATCTCTATACACATTTTTTCAATCGACACATTAACTTGAAAGAGATAGTGAGTAGTTATGACACAATAGTCTTTGTTTAAATCCAAGATAGCTTTGAAACCTTGAGCAATGTCTTCAAAAGATAGATTATAGATATCGGAAGCGTAAGATATAGGGGTAAAAGTCCATGTTCCATTTACGAAACTATAGTTAGTTCCATAAATCCCATCGATCTTATAGCTGAATTCAATATTTTCGTTATCTCGCTCAGTTTTAGTTAGATAGTTAAGTATTTCTACTCTAAAGACATAAGAGACTATTCCGCCTATTACCAAACCAATCAAGATTATTGTTAGTATATTTTTCTTAATATTGTTCATTTACTCACCTATTTTAACTTAGCATAAACAGATAAATAAGCTTGAGCACAATAAGCTGTTGTTGCACCATTGTAAGTTTTCAATCTAGCTACATGAGTATGATAAGTTAAGATACTTGTAACATCTGCAGAATAAGGCACATATTCTGAGCTTGTATGAGCTGTTATAAGTTCTGCTTTTTGAATTGATGAATCTTTATCATATAGTTCTAATTTAGTACCGAGTATTGTTCCATCACTTTTAAGTAAAGCTTCAAAATAGATTTTATAATCACTGTGATTTGTAAAATCAAAAGGCAAGAGACTTAAACTAATTGATAAAGATATCCCCTTTTCAACATAATTTGTTGAAGTTTCTGTTTCTTCTTGATATATCATGGGAAATCTTTGCACAAGATAATATTTATCATAGTTGTCAATCATCTGACTTATAGATTGTTTGAATACTCTTCTATCTTCTATGTCTGCATCTAAAACTGTTACTGTTGTATCTTCATTTATAGTTACAAAAGCTAGAACTACTTTGTCCTCAGGAACGTTGGGGGGCTTAGCTTGACCCGAATCTGCTTCAGTTCCTGAAACGATGTTCAATGTTCCCGTGTTATCAATGACTACCGCATCTATTCGTTCCTTCCCGCTAGCTGATACGGTCGAGAAAGGACCTACGGATGTCGTCGCTGAAACAGTTACTTTTGTCATGTCTAACCAAGCAGAACCTGAATCTACTTGAACATAATCATTTGGTGTTCCAGAAGTTTCATGAACTTCTAATCCTGTTTCCACGTGGAAACCTTTTGAAGCTATTAAGATTTGATTTATATCTTGTTCTCTTACTTGTTCTCCTTCGTCTACTTCTAAACCTTCAGTCCATATTTTTGTTATTTTAATCACCCACTACTAATTGTTAGAGTTATTCTCATTTTCAACCCAAAGGTCGAATTTTTCGCTATCGGATCGAA